TTTCAATAGGGAGTTTCCGCCAAAAGCCGGTAGTCCATATGTCGCTGCTTCTAAATCTCTAATTGTGTTAATATATCCCATTTAATTCACCTCAAATGTTACCGCCGACTGCTTTATGAATATCACTCCAAGACATTTCAGCAATCTCTTCTGTAGAGAATACCTTTGTCGTTGTAGCGGCTTCTGTAGCCTTGCGGAGTGTGTTCTTTTCTGCTGTAAGTGACTTTCGTAGTTCAGCGAACTCGTTAGTAAGTGCTGCGATTTCTGCTTGTGCATCATATTCCGACTTAGCAACCATTTGTTCACGCTGTTGTGTTTCTTGTGCGAATCTCTTAGCAAATGTGTCTTCTAGATTGTTGTATGCCAACTTCTCTAGTTGTTCTGCTCGGAATTGTGCATATGCTTTTTCGATGTTTTCTGCACTCAAGTTAAGAGTGTTAAACTCGGAATTTTCAAAAGCCTTTGAAACCATTCCTTCTTTCTTTGCTTGAAGTCCTGCATCTTCCATATATTCTCCGGCTCCACCAAGGTTAGTGTCATCGTTTCCATCAACAGTAGTGCCTTTCATTTCTTCATCCATGTACTCCATAGATTCTTCTTCAGCATCCATCATTTCTTCTTCCATCTTCTCATTCAACGGATGACCTTCGCCTTTATCCATTGATGGTTCTTCTTCTTCTTTACGCAGAGTATTCACTTCTTCAAGAAGAGTGTCTAGTTCTGCTAGTGCTTTTTCTAGTTTGCTCATATTTTTGTCCTCCTTTAGTATGTCGAACTTCGCTTCGGGATTGATTCCTTTTTCACAGATGGTAACTTCATGCAGTTCAAGTTTGCTTATTTCGCTATACTCCCCTAATTCTGCATTATGTTTTTTCACTTTTTGTAGTGCTTGCCCTCCTATGCTAAAACTTCTCAATGTTCCTTTGCGAATTCCTCTGTTTATTTCTTTGGCTTTTTCAATATCGTCTCTTAATTTTATTACTACAAAAAACCCTACATCATCTACTTCTGTTTTCCATAGTCTGCCATTTGAATCTCTATATGATTGTATTACTTCACCAACTTGTACATTTGAATGGTTTGTCATTACATTTCTAAATTTTGGGTTCTCCATGTATTTTTTAACTGCTTCATTCAGTGCTTTGAGTGTGATTAAATCGTTTTGTTTATCTACCATTTCAATAGAAGCATAACCACCAATCATTAAATCATCATTCTTTGCTTTGATGATTGAAAAGTCATTCTCCTTATCCACCGTAATAGTTTTTAGCATACGGCTCAATCCCTACTTTTTCTATTAGACTATATAAGTCATTCTGTATTTTTAGGTAAATCAATGTCTCTATACTTATCTTCGTATATATTCCAAACACCTTCATCTGTTTCTTTATCTACGGGTTTTTGTTCATACCCTGTCCATGCCAACCACATTTGTTGGTCATCTACAGGTATTACTCTAAAGTGTACTTTAGTTTCAAATTTGTTTCCTTTGATAATATATTCATGATATCCATGTCTTTGCACTCCTATTTCTACAGGTCCTTCATCTAACAACTGTCCTTTAGAAATATTTTTAGATATTTTAGCAGGGTATTTATTGGCTTTTCCGAATAAAGAAAATATGTCATCATCGTTAGGTAAATCAATTAGCCAAGAGAGAGTTTCTCCTTTATGTTGTATTATGAAGTCTAAATTATCATCCTTTCTAGAATATATTTTAAATTCCGACATTTCTTTTGCTATATCAGTATCATCTACATCCAATTTACCATTAGAGAAATGTATTCCTTCTCTTTGATTTGCCCACTCTTTAATATTCTTTGCGCTAGCATCTCCTAAAACTTTCATCATTTTAGAAGAATCACTATCAAACAGAGTTTCATATTCACTAGGCATTTTTTCTTTCAAGTACAGGTGTATTTCTTTTGGTGTTTGTGGTCCTTTTTCTTTGAGTCTATTTTTTATTGCTACAGTTATTTTTCCTTGAAGGGTTTTCAAAGTTTCTTCTGCTTCTTTTTTCCACATGTCTAAATCCGCTAATGCATTCTTAGACATTAAATTAGATTCCTCAAATCCATAAATAGTAAAGCCATCCATTGATTTAGCAATTAAAGTCGCTTCCCCATGTATATTATCAGTAATTGTTATTCCCTTAGTAAGTGCTTCTATTTTGTATTTTAGTGATGGTTTTGTGTCTTTAGATAACATCTCTAAAGTAACTATTTTATCCGGAGTTTCTACTTCGGGAACTTCAATTACATTGGCAGAGTAAAGAGTGTATCTATCGCCCGACTGTTTAACTTCATCTACCTTTACTCTAATTATATCTCCAATATTTACATTTATTTTAGTGTTGAGGGCTTTTCCAACATTCATGTATAGTTTTCCATTTAGTTCTACTATATGCTTTCCTTCTTCTAGTACCGGCCCTGCTCCTAGAGTATAGGAGTATAATTTAGATTTAGTTGCTTTCTTATCAAGAACTATCATATCTAAATCTACAAACTTTTTCCACTTAACCCATTTAGGATTCTTTTTAGTACCTATAAAATAAGTAGAAGTTAAGTCCTTTATTACTACCCCTTCTGCTGTTGGCATTGACATTATTTCCTTTGCATACTCTTCAATATCTTTTAATGAGTCAGCAGTTCTAGTATCTTTTTTAGAAGGGAAATGCAAACTGTCGGATGATTTAGCAGAATAATTGTTGAAAAGAATATTTATTCTTTGTTCCAATTCTTCTTCTGTCATATTCTTTTCTTCATGTCTCATTATGTCGAAGACATGTGCTTTTATTTTAGCATTAGGATATTTATTTTTGAAGACATGGGCTATTGTATCTGCTCTATGTAGTGCATCTTCTCCATCAAAAAGAATTAACTCTGCATCTAGAATACAATCCCCATATGATTTCTTTTTCATTTCAGTAACTTGTTCGGGGCATTTATCGGTAATATCCTTTTCATTATATGAATAGATTTTAACTTGATTGTCTATTTTATGAATCTGTATTCTCATACCATCATATTTTTCTTGAACTAAATAATCTCCGGAAAAACCCTGTAACTCTTGCATATCATCAATGTCAAATATTCTATACATTGGTTTATTCGGGATAATAAAGTGAGAGATTGATTTTTCTTCTGTTGATTTCTTTTCTGCCTTTTTCAATTCCACTTGAGTTAATTTATTCCAATCCTCTTCGGAATTTTTATGCATGAAGGCTTCTTTCAAGGAATTCAATGCCTCTTTAAATTTAGACTCTACTTTTTTGCTGTCCTTATTATCACCATAATGCTCAATAATAAATAGAGGCACATCCTTTACTTGAAGGTCTAAACCTTCTAGACCATCAGTAATATCATCTGCTTGAAATTCAATTGATTTGTAAGAATCTTCGGACAAAGCGTCATCATCGGAACGAATAGCATAATGTATAAATTTAGCAAATGTACTTTGGTCCGTCAATAAGGCCTCCAAAACATTTCCTTTGAATTTTTTAGCGAAGGGGTCATTAACATTTTCCGAATCAAAACGCATTTGCTTAACTGCTTCGTAAATTATTTTAGCAGTACCACTTGAAGGACTACCCGAATCATCGGCCTCAACATGTCGTTCATCTAAGTATTCTTTTATTTCTTTGCCCAAAGGAGATATAGAATTGTATGCGTCTTTTATTTTTTCTAAAGCATTTCTCCATCGACCACCATATTCTTTAGGGTCTGTTCGTGCTGATAAATAGGCTACTCTAACTGTTTCAAAAAGAGAAAGTATTTCATTTGAGATAGGTTTGTTATCCTTCTCAAACATTAAGCCAGTGGTTGCCATATTGCATCACTGTTCGTATTCATCTTGCATTTGCATTTGTAGTTTTTTATAGCGAGTTAAAGTTTCCGTAAGGATTTCGTCGACTCTACTCTCTCTTTCTTCGTCTTCAATAAATGGGTCGCCAACGACTTTACGAAGTTCTTTCTGCATATCTTCAAATATGTAACTTATCATACGAAGATAGTTTCCAATAGGGCCTTTAATGTCCCCAAGCATGGTTCTATCTTTTTGGGATTTTCCAATAGTTTCTTCACCACCCATACCGTAGTCTTCTTTCTTTTGGTTTTTATCCTCATCATACTTCTCAGCCTTTGGTCGCTTAACTTTAACTTCTTCGCCGTCACTATCGTAAGGTAGTTCAGTAGAACTACCTACTAGTTTCATTGTTTCTTTTGCTTTACGAACAAGTCTAATTGCTCTGCTAATTTCTGCTTCTCTTTTAGTCATTTTTTCCGGCATATTATCGACCTCCATTTACGAATTTTTCTATATCGCTCCAACTCATTTTATGAATTGCGTCACTATCGGGAACTCTACTATTATTCATTGAAGGAGTTGGTGAATCAACAACAACAAATCCGGACTTCATCAATAGGTTATCCTTGTTATATACTGCTGTCTCTAGTTCCTTAATACGACTAACTAATTCTTTCAAAATAACCAACATATCTTCGTTTGTATCACTCATCTCTCAAATCCCCCTTTCTCTTAGGATATACAATTTGTCGCAAATCTCGGTACAACAACTCATACTCCTTACGGAGTTTGCTCGCTAACGCAACCATATCAATGTTCCTCTCATCAATAGTTACAAACTTCTTTTTCATCTTATCATCGGATTTGACCAAATCAAGTTCTCTTAGCATGTCAATCAATTCACCCATTCTAGTAAAATCTTGACCAAAGTATTCTGTTGGTTCTGCTGATTGTAGTGTCTTTTTCAAGGACTTCTTCTTTTTCTTATCAAGTCCTTCTAGTATTGGACTGTATTCCTTTTCTATGTTTTCTTTTAGTATGTATTCCCAAGTCATTAAATCACCTTCTCTTCTGTTCCTTTCCTATTGCATTTAAAAATATATTTAGACTAGCAAACTTTTTTTGTAATTCTTTTTTCCTTTCATCACCAATAAGAATTAGACTTTCTTTTTCTTTAAAGTCATCCTCAAGAACACCCAAAAGATTGTTTGGTTGGTCAAACCTCTCTAATTTTTTCTTATATGATTGCTTCTTTGTTTCCATTCTTTTTAATTTTTTCTTATATGATTGTAATTGATTTTCATATCGTTCTATTTCGATAGATAAAAGGGGAGGCATTATGTCTTTTTTATCTTCTCCACGCCTTTTGAGGTTTTTATATTCCGATTCTAAATCTTCTCCATGCCTTTTGAAATTTTCATATTCCGATTCTAAATTTTCTAATTCGTCAAGAGTATTTTCGAGTGTTTTAAAATCTACGAAAGTAATAACACTACCTTCTATTTCAGTAAGCAATAGTTCCTTAATGTCCTTTCCTAACTTCATTAGTTCACCATACCCAAGATTGTTAGAAGTGTATTTTGTGGCTTCTTGGCTATCATACTCCCCCTCTATCTGCACCTTTGATTTAGTTTTACTTGATTCAAACCCCTTAAACCGGTCTATTTTTTTCCTCTTGTTATCATAGTCCCTTTGCGCTATTAAAGTTGCATCTTTAGACAGACCTTTCAAGTAAAAATAAATATTTTTCATTTCACTTGTGGTTTTAGCATCTAGCAATTCATAAATATCGGGCAACTTTTTTTCGTTTAATGCTTTATTTTTATAATCTTCTAACCTAGAAAGAAGTTTCTTGTTAAAATTTATTGTGTTTCTTTTTACTTTAGTGTCTTTTTGATATTCTTTAACAGCCGCATCCACCGCAGCATCTACTCCTAAAACATCAAAAATAGATTTCATTATCTCATTATATTCCTTTGAAATTTCTTTTCCTAATAGTGATGCCTTTTCTTTATGTTCGCTCATTATCAACTTAATATCAACTAGAATAGGCAGTTGGGCTTTTTCACTTTCTAGATAAGAAGTCGCCGGTCTTTCTAATATTTTATTGAGTTCCACAACAACTTGGCTAGCATGTCCGAACCTTTCAAGGTCATAAAGTAAAAACTCTAACTTTGCTTGATTAGATTCACTAGTTAGATATTCCATTACAGTTTTATCTCCGACAACATCGAAAGCACTTTCGGGTTTTTCTTCTTCTTTTTTAGGTTTTTTAGTTTCATCTAAAACCTCTAAATTATCTAGTTCCTCTGTTAATACCTTCACATAATGTTTAGTCGCCTTGTCAAATATAGAATCAATATACTTGTTGTAATCGGAAACGAATTGCTTAAGTTGTTTCTTTTCCTCTTTTAATTCCGATTCTAATTCTTTTTTCTTATCTTCTTCGGCTGTTGTAATTCTTGATTCTAGAGAAGTTATTGAGACTTTTGTAGAGTCAATATTGTCTTTGACTGATTCATAGCCATATTTAATTTGTCGACTATCGGGCGAATCGGTTTCTTGAATTGCGCTCGCTGTATCTATTACTTCTTCTTCAAAAAACTTTGAAAGTTTTTGGTCTTGTGGCTCACCATCTTTTGTATAATGTAAATCGCTTGAACTAATTTCTTCTACTTTCTTAATGTTGGCCTTTAGTTCCTTTTCAAAAGCCTCTTTTTCGGCTTTAGGGAGTTTGGCCTTTTGAAGAATCAAAGAAATCACCATTTGTTTTCGCTTTTTCTTCTTTTCTTAAGAGGCAATTGTACTACATCGGGAGTATCAGCAGACCCTCTAGCCGGTTTATGGCTAGTGTCGGGTGGTAGTCCACCAATAGAATAGTCTCTACTTATTCTAGTAGTCCTGTCTTCGGCTGCTCTTTGAGAACGAACCTGTGCTAACTCCTTTGCTAATCTTCTTTCTTTTTGTGCTGTGTCTTCTGTCATTATGGTATTCTCCTTTCACTTCTTCTATCGACATTTTGATTACCTGCATCAGCCGGTAATCCTGTCATTCGCTTATCCGGCCCTACACTCATTGAAGGTTTATTTCTTGTGGTTGCAGGATTTTCTTGAGGGGTTGAACCTCCCTCCATCATGTTTCTCATATTCTCATCTAAATCCCTTTGGTCTAAATTAGAACCTGCTAGTGGGTCTACACCACTTTCTGCTTTATTTTCTTCTTGAGGTTTTTCTTCTACAGGTTCGGGTTTCTTAAATGTGAATTGCCCATCCTCATCCATTTCTACTTCAAATCCTAAATTTTTAACAGAGGCAGCGATATTAACTTCTATTTCTCTCTTACGAAGAACTGCTATTTCATCCTCTTCTTCGGATGGAGGCAACTTCAAAACCCAATCGGTAACTCCGAACTGCTTAACTAAGAAAGGAAACACATAATTATTGTAGACATTTTGTGCCATTTGAACTGCTCTATTAGTAACAAGTATTTGCATACCTTCATTATTCAATCCACCACTAGTAGTATTATCAGCCATGAAGACTTTACTTACTCCATAGAATGCGGATATTCTATCCCTCAAGTCATCCTTAACAGCCGTGTATTCCATTTCTTTTAGACTATCCATGAACTTAATCCATTCAACAGAACCCTTTCCGTTCTCTGCTTCTATTCCCATAACAGGGATATAGTGAGGGTCTTGTTCCATTCTTTCTTTTACACTTCTCCAAAAACTAGACATTGACTCCATGTTTCTAGTTTGTACTGCTAGTAATCCTCTTGGCATTCTGCTCTTTGTATATGATGAGTTAATGTAATTCTCCATAGCAATGAGAGTCATGATGTGATTGAATAGAGTCATAACCGGAGAATGTCCGTATAGTCTACTAGGACTATATTTACTAAAATGCAATACTTCTCCTTCGATATAATGTTGTTCTTCACCATTTGCCCTATTTACATAATGAATAGGAAATAAAGGACTACCACAATCACTACAGTTTTCATGCGGTTCTTGAGAGATATAGCCCCTATGATTGATGCAAGTAAATCCTTTAGTTCCCCTAATTCCCAATTCGTCTGCATAAATAGACATTGTTACAGGGTCGCCTCTAAACAATTCTTTTATTCTATGCATTCGGATTTTTCCATTGCCATCCAAGTAATATTCTTTTACAAGGACAATGTAAGCGTCATCCATAATATTTAGGTCATCTTCTAATTCTTTGAATACATCAATGAATAGTTGTTCGGACTTGTTGACATATCCTTCAATAAACTTTTCAGCATACTCCAATTGTTTTGGGTCGGGTTTTTTTAAATCAGTTGAGCCACACCTAGCACACTCACTAACAGGTCTTTTATGTGTTTTTTGACATTCATTACATCGGGCTTCATATGCTTTCTCCCAAACATAGCCTCTCCTAAATATCTCTTGCTTTAGTTGAGTAATACAAGTTCGGACAATAACAGATTGTTGAGTTAT